GATTTCGTTTGTGATTAACTCGGGAAAAGTACGTCTAATCATTGGAATCAAGATCTTAGGAAGACGGAAGTCACCAGTAGCGTAAGTGTCGGTACCTTGAGTACCTGTAACTGTCGTACCAGCATACATCGTTGCAGCATTACCTAATGCGCCTGGATTACCTGCACGGTTGATACCGGCAGATGATGGGGCGTAGTTAGGACCTGCTTCCTTAATGCACCACTGTTCTTGGTTCTCAAGTAACATAGCGGTGTTTAAGCGTGTATGATCGTCTTCGATAGGAGCAACGTTCTTAGAAGAATAGTCGAGCACTGGTGCCCACTTTTCTAAAAGAGCTGCTGCTCTTGATTCATCAATATAGGCCTGTGTAGGTCTAATTTGTTTCATAGTTTGTTATTTCCCTTTATCTTTTTTTCGACCCCAAGGTTTATCCAAATGGATAAATCCAGGTAACTCAGGAATAACCTTTAAAAAATTTGCTTAGTACTTACTTAATTCTTTTAAGTAAGGTGAAAGTTGTTCAGTTGATTCATTAATAGTTTCATCATTCTGTTCAAGAATGACTCTATCAACTTTAGTACTTTCACTTAAAGCTTCTTCCTTTAAGGTCTCAAGCCTATCGCCGGTTTTCTTATTGAACAACTTTAATGTATAGTCAAAGTTTTCAGAGATAAATTCTGGTGATTTACCTGTAAATACTTTCTTTACATATTTCTTCTGTTGATCATCAAGATTAACGGTGCGTTGTTCAATGAGTAAGTCAGATTTGATCTTATTTAACTCATTTTTCAATACATCGTTTTCCTTTACGATAGACTCAAGCTTACTGGAAGCTTCATTAAGTTGCGATTTGCCATCAAGAATTGCTTCTTTGATACTTTCTTTTTCAAGAACAGAATCAACGGCTAAATGCTGTCTTAAACTTTCTAAAACTTTAACTGCTTTTTTGTTACGTACAGCTTCTTGAATATCTGCTGCAGGAACAATTTCTTTTAGATAAACATCTAAATAATCACTAATTGATTCTACTAACTTATTCTTAAATTCATTTGCATCTTTAGTTAATGCGTTTTCATATTTACTTACAACTAACTTAAGCTTTTGTGATCTATCTTGATCGATAGCATCAACTACCTTCTCTAACTTAACAGAGTGGTCTTTATCTATTGCTTCTATAAGCTGTTTTAATTTTTGAGCATATAGATCATCTTGTTCTGCCAATGCCTTTTCGACATGAATTTGAACCTTTTCATTAACTTTCGATTCAATTGCTTTTTGAATTTCTGATTTTGAATCTTCTGATAAATCTTTTAGTGTGTCCATATTAAAAAATGCTCTTATTATTATTTATTATCTTCTGCTTTATTTTTTGGTTAACTATACCTTTTAGTAGATCGTTAGCCAACTTGTGCTTATTATCAATAATAGCACTGACAAAATGTTTTACACTCTCATTTGATGTTTTTGCCATGGTTATAATTTATTTATAAAATCTATAACAGCTTTACGTAAATAATCATCTTTATTTTTTAATGGTAAAGACGAAATATTTTTTTCGAAGGTATCATATTTTTCTTCGAAAGAACCATCTTTATGTAAAACATACTGCTTACTTTCTAAAATGCCATTTACAAAAGCTTTTGAAAAACTTGGATCAGCTACACAATCAATAGCAACTAATCTAAAGTCTTTAACTCTATTAACCCCGTTAGATTCAGATACTAACTGACCTAAACCTCTTGTACTCATACCAACTCTAACACCGTCATTAATTAATGAACGAACTATTAAACCAGTAGGTGTTGATAGAACTTTACTCTTACCGTAAAAAACATTACCATCTTGAGTTAATTCAGTAACTAAATGACATGCTCTACCTAAGTCGACATCAGCTGTAGATGGATGGTTGAGTTCACCCATAGATCTACCTGGTTTAATCATCTCTGAAGTGTATCTTTCAACTTCACTCTTCATTTCATGCAATGAATACTTTCTCTTATTTCTGTTAACATCTTCAGCCATCATATATGGTCCTCTTATGAAGAAGTTTCTAGGCTCATTAGTATTTTTTTCTTCTACTATATATTCAAAGTCGTTGTTATTGGTAGGCGTTTCTACAATAAGTCTAAAACTCATATTATTATTTATATTATTTGGTGTATATTCAACGGATGCCAAGCTCTTTTTCAGTTAATATAATGAACTGACACCCCTTTTTTTCTGCCCATTTTTTTGCGGCCTCCCACTTAGCTTGGTTGGTAATCCATGTTGTTTGCTCATGTAAGATAGTAGACTTCTTTTTTTTGTTAGAACTAATTGGTTTTTGCACCTGTTTACTAGGTTTTATTTCAATTAAAAATTTCTGTTTATTACCTTCTTTATCTTTAAACACAATAAAATTATCTACAAAATATCTATGCACTTTATTATCTAAAGGGTTAATGTATGGTATAATTATTGTTTCACTACCCCAAGCTAGTATATTTTCATTTAAATCTGCCCATCGAAAAAATTTTAACTCCCAACCCGATCTATATATCGGGTTAGATGAACCTAGATATTTTTTACTATTTTGAGGTTTAAAAATACCTTGTTTGTATGGACTAGATTGCATAGAGTGGGCGAATAACATCTGCTTCAGATATTTCACCTCTACTTAATTTATCAATATTAATCATCAAGTCAGCTTTAGCTGTATTGTCTAGTTTAGTAGAATTCACTGCTTGTTTTGCTTCTTGATATTTACCCTTCTTTATAAGATTAGCTACTTGTAATAGTTGTGGATCTTTTTTCTTCATCTCAACTTTACCTTTTGTAGGTTCTTTAATACTACCTTTCATTGCTCTAATCTTACCTACTATTCTTGAAACATAATTTAAAAGTGCTTCTGGTCTTCCGACTAGATGATTTTTTACCGCTTCATCTACTGCTGACTTATAAAGGTTTGTTAGATATACAAAAGGGTTTCTATTATGAGTCTCTCTTTGATTAGCTATAAACTTATCTAAAGGTTCAAAGCTTACTTTACCTTTAGTAATATCTTGCAAAAATGCTTTAGTTGCAGATACACCTGGATCTTCTTCTGGTACAATTTCTAAATCTTCTAATGACTTAAACACCTGACCACCTTCTAATGGTTTGATTGCTTCAACGAAATTTTTTGCTCCAGCAGAAAGAATATTGTGTAATTCATCTTTATTTTCATCAACAAATTTGCTTGCTAATTCTTTATATTCACCAGCTCTCTGTTCTTGTGCATCTCTCTCTTCTTTAAGTGCATCTATTTCACTAGCAGGTACAGTATTACCACCTTGACCACCGGTTACCTCTCTACTTGTACCTCCCTTTTGATAAAATCTCATACCTGATTGAGATTTTTTAGCAATAAGCTCGTCTAATCTTTTTACATCTCTAGTAGCAGCAACGTACTCATGGTACAAGCTAGAAAACTCTTTAACAATTTCTTGAAGTTTTTTACCTTCAGCTGGGTCAGCTATAGTTACAAGTAAAGATGTTTTGATATATTTCATTATATCTCTAACAATATACTCACCGCCTTTCGCTCTTTTAGCAACTGGTACACCTTTTAACGAATATAATTTTCTTGAGGGGCTATCTGGTACGTAAGTTTCTGGGTTTTCAATATCAGTACTTTTTCTGAACCCCATAGGAGCACCCTTATATGCAAACTTCATAGGGTCAACTCCCTTAGCTTCGTTCAAATAAAATTGTACAAGATCGTTAAAAGTCATAAAATTATTTATTATCCTACGAAGAACATTGGTGGTTCGTTATCACCTAAACCTGGTGTACCTTCATATAGCTTTCTTTCTAGTTCTTCTTTTTCTCCAAGACCTTCAGCTAACATGTCAGCATTAACTAAACCACCACCGAATAAAGTTGTATTAGTAAACTTTCCTCTAATTCTACCTAAGACTATTTTTGTTAAAGCTAAAGCATATTGATAAACCCATTGTTCTTTTATAACATCTCTTAATGGTCTTTCAACATAACACTGCAGCACCCCGTAATATTGAATTCTTTCACCTTGTGAATTTTGAGGTTGTGGGTATAGTCTCATTATTTGAGTTCTATCATCAAAGTCCCACGACGGCTTAGTAGCTAAAAGTTTTTCACGATTCTTTAACCAATCTTTTAAAACATACCAACTTATCAAATCAAAGCCGTAATTACCCATCGCATAACTAAAATATGTTTGTTGAGCTAATGTCTGTTCAATTGTAAATAAAGTATTAATACCTGAAGTTGAACCTTCTTCCATATCTACTACAGCTATTACTTTTCTGTAATCCATTATATCGTAATCAAAGCTGTTTAAGAAAGTAGGATTAGGATCTTCAATTGCCCTACCTAATTGAGTAATATTATTTCTTAAAGCTTGAGTAAAATAAGGTTTTAAATTTACAACGTTTTGTGTACCTGAAATTACTGCTTGATAAGTTGATAGGCTTAATACTGTATTAGGAAAGATACCATATTGATAATCAGCAGAAAGAGCTGACAAACTTGTAAAATAAAATCCAGGTATAGCACTATTTGCAGTGTATACGTTTGTGTTATTGTTTATATACTTGTTAAAAAGAGGGTTACCAGAACCGTTAGGATTTCTAGAAGGGCTAAATTGTTCTAGTTGAGCTAAGTAAGTGTCATTAGATTTAGCAGTAAACAATGTATCTAGTTTTAAACCGTAGTTAGGTATATAAAGATTACTGTTAAAAATTATATACTCTCTAGTATATCCTGCAAACTTTGTAAACATTTCACAAGCTATACTGATGTTATCGTTTAGTTGGTCTCTATGCACCTCAACATTAATCATAGGAAACCCTAACGATCTTAAAATTCTATCTGATAACTTATCAAAAGAAGTAATCTTGCTTGAAAGATTAGAACTTTGAAAAGCTGATATTGGGGTTATTACGCAGCGTTCAGGTGATGACATGGTTTAAATTATTTAAGTTGCTGCTGGAGCTGCAGGTGCTCCAGCTGCCGGTGCAGGGGCTGCTCCAGCTTCAGGTGCCGCTTCAGGACCAGGTTCTGGTGTACCGGGGGCTGCTGGAGTGCCAAATGAAGGTGGTATTGGAGGTGATCCCGGTGGTTGTTGGCCGGCTCCTCCTTCTTGTGATTCTTGACCAGGAGGAGCTAATTGATCTCTCCAGTTAGGACCACCGTTAAGAATTTGATTTAACTCCCATTCCAATTCTTTATCTTTACGTAAGAACTCTCTATTTGCTTTGATATCTAAATCACTCCAACCTAAAAGCTTCTTTTGACCGAATGTGGGAGATATAGACTGATTATTCACTAAATTAGAAAAGTTTGTTACCTTTAACTCTAATTTTTGATTTTCTCTTAATTCATAAAAGTTTGTAGGTACATTAAACTCTAAATGTAAATTCTGTTCTTTAAGACTATATTTATCTACTAAACCTCTAAGTTTTAAATGAGTTAAGAAACCGTTCTTTAAACCAGAAGCAAAATTTTGTTGTAAACGAATTATAAATCTAGCAAACTTTAATTCTTCTCTTAATATTTCATTACCATCTTTAAATGTGCTTTCTGTGTTTAATCTATTTGTGGGCACTTTTAATGACTTGTATAATTTATTTACGAAATACATTAAGTCTGTCAATTCACCTAAATTAGCTCCCCCAGCTAACTGTGTTACAGAAGTACCTTCACTACCTGCTCTTTTTGCAAACCAAAAACTATCTAACATTGATTGTGGGTTAAACTTTTGTACAGGATTAGAAGTTTGATTAACATCAAAAGTTTTTTTACTCCAATACTCTTGAATTAATTTACGTAAATAAGCTTCAGCTTTTGGCGGAGCCATATTACCTACATCTACATTGAATACAAGACGTTCTGGAGCTCTTACCAAACGATATATGACAATACTATCTTCGATTAATGATAGCTGTCTATATGCTCTACGCGCATTTTCGATAAAAGGTAATCTAAAAGTTTTATCTTGATTCCAAATACCAGAATTGATATATGTAATCTGGTTTTTATCCATTGGAATGAATTCATACTTTTCTATTTTGTTTGGCTTATTTGGATCAAAAATTGGTTTACGAAGTATGTAACCTTTAATGATCATATTTTGAATGTTATCAAAAATAGGATCAATTAATTCAGTTGGTAATTGTACAACGCCTAGAATACCTTCTTCAGGATACGACTTATGAATAATATGTTCAAAATAAATTTCACCTTCAACTAATAATTGTCTAAAATACTCCCAGCCTTTTTTCTCTAATTCAAAGTTTTGAACATATTTTCTAAATTCATTTTCTAATTTGTTCTTATCAATGTCATCAATTTCCATATTACGAAAATGAAGTTTTACTACATCCCCGTGATCATTTTTATTAATACATTCATCACAAATTTCATCTAAACAATCGCTGACCTCAGCAAAGGCAGCCATTATTCTATAATCTAAAATTCTGGGACCTTTATCAACTTGTATATTAGCGTAAACTAATTCGTTATATAAACCACCTTTAGCTATTGAACCTGAAGGTAAATTATTATAATCGTTATCGTAAAATATTGATTGTCTTGCTAAAGCTTCAGTTCTTCTTGAACCTGTATCCTGGAAAACTTCATATTTAGGGTTTAATTGCCCTAACATAGCATTCAAATCTAAAGACTGGTACGGTAGTTTATTGGTAATATTTTTAAAGAAACCAGTCTGATTAATGCCTTTATTTTCTGAAGCCATTTGAATTATTTAATACTAGATCACTTTAATTCTATTAACCGTCGCCGTAAATAAACTTGGTATTATAAAGGGTATTACCTAGCGAATAAGTTTTAGCCGAGGTTACAAAACCAGCTTGGTTGTATGGCACTATTACCATTGTTGCATCAGGATATCTAAAGTTAGGATATAATGATGGTATTTTAAATGTTAAAAAGTTCTTATCTATAACAGTATAGTCTGTAATTCTATATCCTGTTATCACAGGGTTATTAGTGCTTTTTAAATTAACACTTGTGACTGAAGGGAATAAAGTATTATTACTAGCAGAAAGTAATAACCCGTCTAATAAATTGTAGTTATTGCCTATCAATAAAACGGTACCTGACTTACCACCGTCTAGAGATATATTACTATCCATCAGTACTGAATCGAAATAAACATTTGTAATACCTGGAGATCCAGAAAGATACACTGATTCTGTTTCATTGTATAATCCGGTAGATGGTGGGTATGTTTCTGTACTAGATAGATCACTGTAACCTGTTAATAAGCTTTCAACATGAAAATTATTATCAATATAGTATATGTTACCAACAGCAGGTACTTGTTCTTTAAACAACCAACCCTTGATGGTAAAGGTAGTATCAGCTAAAACTCTTGCTTTTTCTTGACCGTTAAGATCAATAGGATACTCCATTTTCATTGTCCCGCTCCATAATACTTCACTTCTTATTTCCTGTAACGATGGTAAATTGAATTCCGTAGGCACTTTCCAACTTATAACAACATAGGGATTTGAATAAGGAATGAAATTACTTAAAATTTGATCCATGTCTGTCTGAAACCTGGTTATAATAGACATGTTGACTGAAATGTTTATAGGAACTGGTGGTCTTAGTTTAGCAGATTTTTTATTAGACCCATCAGAATAATAAAATCCATCTAACTTATTAAACACTCTGTCATTATCTCTCTCTATACTTGCTATAGTAATAGCTATAGCAGGTAAGGTCATATTTTGAGCAGTATTTACAATATCGTAAAGTACTCTTTGTTTGGGAGAGTAGAGATATCTTACTGCAATTCTATCTTCTGGTTTTCTATTTACATTGAATCTTTTTATAACAACATCATCAAACGCAGTAACAAACTGCGTAAGCATGTCTTTAATTTCAAAATAGTATGGTGATTGCTTCACTTATTTTAGATTTCTAGCTAACATTGACATTAATTCTAATGTTGATTCAAGTTGCTTATAATTACCTTCTTTATAAAGTCTATGAGCTTCCTTCATTTTATTATTATACATATCATGTACTTTATTTGTCGGTACCTTTTGAATGCCTTTAAAATCTGATTCTTCATTTTCAGGTAAGCCAGTACCTGGGCTCATAGCTGCTATATTAATTTTAGCTTGAGGACCAGTAGGTAATGAACCAGTAGAGAACCCTAAACTATTTTTAAGATCGTTTTTAGGGCGTTTAAATCTTGCTAGCTGTTTTTTAGGTTGTTGTGTTGAATCAGAATAATTACCCGCGTAAGAAAACCCCGCTTCATTTATCTTTTGATATGCTTCAAAAATTTGTTTATATTCTTCCATGTGCGTATTTATTAAGGTACTAAATTGTGTTTACGTAAAAATCTATATATTGCTACCATCCATTTAGGAACAACACAAACTTTTACATTACTATTAATAACAGTAGGTTTATCAGCCCATAAAACTCTTACTCTAACCGGTTTACCATCAACACTTTTTACATTATCTAAAACCACTCCGGTGGTTAATTCAGATGATTGATCGCTCCAATTACCTAAATCTATATCTGTTTCATGCCCATGAATACCCACTACAACATTTTTTAGAGTAACATTTTTTGTACCACCTTTAATAGTAAAACAATATAACCCCCCTGATGAAACGTTTGTATCTTCAACTAATACGTTCTCACAATACCTATTCATATCTATACAATCTTCTTGACCTCCTTTTATAAAACAGTTTTTAATTGTAATATTTTTTGCATTCGATAATTTAACTATATCAGAATATTCTTCTGGGTCTATTCCACTTTCAGGGAATGTTTTATTTTCAACTACAACATCATTTTGATCTGCTATAGAATAATAGTTTACATCAGCCATATATAGTATTTATAAAAAAAGCCGAGCATTACTGCTCGGCTTTTATAAGTAAGGTTTATTTTTTAACCAAGATAGTATTGTTTGCGAAGGAATTCACCTTGGCAGAGATATTCATTTGTGCCTGCAGGAAAACCAGTATTAACGCAAAATACTTGAGTTTGGGCTGAAATTACGCAAGTAAATGTTGCGCCGTCATAACCAGCAACTGGCATACCCGCATTTGTTACTTCTACAGGTATAGTAGTACCGGCAGATGTACTTGATAAAGCTGTAGTACTTAAACTCCAATATACAGCACCAATTTGTACCCCGGAAGCGCAATCTTGACCTGTAGCAGATAATCTATAATCTAAAGTGTTGTATTCGCTAGCGTTATAGTATAGTTTGAAAGGAAATACATTACCATCGTCATTAAATGAAAAGACGCTACTATTTTGACCTGTAAAAATAGGAGCTCCATTACTCGTTAATAGTGCAAAAGATGCTGCAGTAACGTAGCAAGTTAGTGCTTGGTTAACTGTTTGATTGATTCTAATAGCAGGACTTGTTGTATCTGTATTAGCTGATATTGTAGATAATGCTGGTAAACCACCTCTACCGTTAAGAGTATTAGCGCCAGATCCTGTTTGATTTTCAGTGAAAATGAATTTTTGAAAGCCCATATAATTTATTTATAAGTTTATAGTTAATTTTTTACCATTTATTTAAAGGGCATTTAGCTACTTCTAACCTAGCTTTAACATTCATAAAGCACCCACACTTACTACATCTACTCTGATCATGTATTAAAAATTCACAACTTAAACAAGTTTCCATACGTTTATCTACAACTCCCCTCGGTGCCAGTACTGAACCTTTCATCACAAGATTAGATAATGCATTTTTAATATTTTGGGTTAAACCAAAAGCCATTTCTTTTTTACTAGGTAAAGTATGCGTTGAAACTGGTGTTGGTAATGGTTTTTGAATATTTAAAGTAGGGGGAGGAGTAGGTTGGATAATATTATTTGTATTAATAATTTCATTTTCGCTTTTTTTTGCCTCCTCTTCTATATTCTTTACTATATATTGGGTGATATTATCTAATTTACCAGGTGTGTGACTTGATAAAGGTACAGTAAACAGCTGAGATACATCTACATTATCTTCCGTTTTTTCATTGCAAGCTGGGCATCCCATGCTTTAAATTATTGATTTTTTTGAAAAAATCAATTCAGTTAATTTTAGTTTTTCAATTCTTTACTTTTAACTGGATTCATTTCTAATTTAGAATCGTGTGGAGTTAAACTTCCTTTAAGCGGATTAACTGGCTTTTCTTCTTGTTCATGTTTTGCCTTTTTAATATGTTTCTTTAGAGCATTAACTGCAGTATCAAACATATTGATTAACTCATCATGAGAAGGAGCTTCATTATCTTCTTCACTTACATTTACTGGTGTATTACCTGCCATACCCTTATCGCTTAATTGACCTTTCACATCTAACTCACTACCTGAAGTAGCTGGGGTTGACTTCTTCACATCACTTAAAGTCGAAGGTGTGTTATGTAAACCTTTATTAGGAGTATTAACTAAAGGTTTTGAATACCCCTCAAAAATCATACGTGTATCTTTATCTAATGGCATAGAATTATTTATTAAAAATACTTACTAAAATAGAGGTAATGCTAGATATTAATGCTACATATATTGCACCTTTAAATTGCCAAGCTACAGTCTCTTTTTCTAAAGACTCTTTATGGTAATTACATACGCTTGTTTTTAAATCTTCTAAGGACTCCTTTACATCAGCCTCAAAGTGATTTAAATCAGCTCTTATAGATGTAACCTGCTGAACCAAGCTTGGTTGTCCATTACCATCTCTTACTACTTTATTTAAAATTTGTAATTCATTTTTTATATTAACGATATCACGATTTAAATAATCTATTGCAGTGTTCTTATCTAATAACTCCATATATAAAATATTTATTTCAGAATAACGTTAATGTGGTACGAGATGTGGTTTCAATGCCATATCTTCATCAGGGCTGTCTCTATAAAAATAATATCTACTTCTTAAGTTACCAGCACTCATATCATCCCTTATTTGCTCTAATTTAGCTCTTAAAATTTCACCGGGTGTATAAATGTCATTAGGATCATTAAATCCTTGTATACTATTTTCAAGTGCTCTACCTTCCATCTCATTTAAAAAAATTTCATATATATTAATAGATAGTATATCTGTATCATTTAAACCAATCATTCTTAAAAGTTTAACTATTGCATAGTTAATCAAATCTTCATCTTGTTCGTGATAACCTTTTTCAAACATTTTAACCAAGTTATCTGTAGTATTTTCCTTATCTACTATAGATTGCAAACCTTTTATTTTTTTATTCTGGTTAATATCTTCATTAACCATTTTTAAATAAATGCTTGTTAAGTTATTATTTTCTTCAATATTCATATTTTCTTTTTAAAAAGGCTATCATCAGTCGGGTCTAATTTAGGATAATTTTGCACTCTTCTTTCAATGTCTCCTATACGTAACTCCACAACTTTTTTATCTTTACCAACTATGCTATAATAAAATTCTTTACCACCATCACCATAGTATGTAATTTTTTCTAAATAAGGTTTATTTTTTAAAAGTCTTAACACTTCATCATAAATTCTATGAGATATATCCTCAATAATTGCCCCGTCAATATCGTCATAAGGAGATCCTATATTTAGTATTTCACCATCTTCTATAACTGCCATTGAACCAAATATAGCGGCCGCCAATTCATCTTCACTAAAAGGTTGTGTACCAAGTTCACTTGTATCTATGTATGTTGTCCTTATACCATCATCAGAAATAAAATAATCTGATTTAAACATTACTTCGTTAAAATATAAGTGATCAGGTTTATCAAGAACTTGTTTTAACCCTTTAGCGTATTTGCTTTCCATTATATTGTAATTCACATTATCTTCTAGACCTCTCATTCTTCTATGATTAT